CTCTTAAATTATTTTCAGATAATGGACCATTATTAATATCTAATTCAAACGATGAGGTTATTAATAGTAAGTGGAGAGTAGAATTATTTGATTATGAGAATTATTATTTTGATGAGATAGAATCTCTAACTAATTTTATTTTAGCTGCTAAACATGCAAAACGAAGAACTAACAACTAATGTCGAGATTAGTATTCCTGATGGATCTAATATTATTTTAAATGCTACTGGTACCGATGCGGCTATTAAACTAACAGAAAGTTTATTGGAGTTAATTATAACATTGGGAGAAAAAACTAAAATTCATAAACATGAAGACGACAAACCCATTTAGAATTCTTGTTTCAATTGTATTAACCTGCATTGTAGTGGTATTATTTATACCATTTTATTTGGCTAATGAATTGTATCATTTCTGTCTTTACAAAAAAAATTAAGAAATGTATACAAGTAATTAGTTATTTAGCTAAATTGTGTTGGGTTAAATGTGATTAGTTAAGGGGAGGCTGTTTATCGTTTTTCAGTCTCCCTATTTTTTTTACAATGAAGGACAAAGAACATATAGAATATACTAACAAGACTATGCGTTTCATCAACAAAATGACTGATGAAATTTATGAAGCCCTCATTGACCGAGAATTCGAAGACCTACAGGATTCTATTTATATTCTAATCGACTCATTAAAAAATCTTCAGGATGAAACCTTACCTAGAATACGCACTAGAACTATACCGCCAAGGTGGGATAACTAAAACTGAGATTGCTAGAAAAGCAAAATTAGAATTTAATCTCCCGGCAGATGTTGACCAATTAAGAAAAAATATATCACATCATATTTTAAAAGCCGAACACAGGGGCTTAAATGTTGAGTGTGATAGAGAAGGTGTGCCGACCGAGAATGTGTCGCACTACTGGGTCAAAACTAAAACGCACTCTGCGTTTGTAAAAGTCGGGGAAGAAGAGCAACGTGAGTCCTTCCTACAAGTCATTCGTGACATCGTCAACAACTATAATCCTGACAAAGTAAAATCTATCAATCGAACTAAAGTTAAGTCTCCTGTGGCAATAAAAGCCACCGTATCTGATATGCATGTGGGGCTTGAACCAAACCCCCATAACAACTCTTTATTCGCATACGAATACAATGAAACAATTTTTAAACAAAACTTGGACAAGGTTTTTAATTCTTTATGTAAGGAATTTGAGGCTCATGGAAAGTTTGACCTTTTGGTTATTGATGACCTTGGTGATGGTCTTGATGGTTACGATGGTTTTACCACACGGGGAGGCCATAAGTTAGATCAGAACATGAGCAATGAAGAGATGTTTAGAGTCTTTGTTGAAGGCAAGTTAAACTTAATTGAGAATTGTATACAGATGGGCATAGCCAATGAGGTCATCGTGCGTAATGTAGCTAATGACAACCACTCCGGATCGTTTGCTGGCATAGCCAACATGGCGATACAGATGCTACTTAACCGCACCTACTCAGATAGAGATGTTAAGTTCCATATACTCAACAGGTTCATGGAGCATTTTAAATATGGGGACCATACATTTATTCTTACACATGGCAAAGATGCAAAGCATATGTTCAAAGGCTTGCCTTATAATTTAAATGACAAGGCCACCTCATTCATTAATGACTATATTGACCATTACGACATCAACACAAAATACATTCACGTTGAGAAAGGAGACCTGCACAGAATAGGGTACGACAGAACAAAGAAATTTGACTATAGAAACTACATGACCTTTGCACCTCCGAGTGCATGGGTACAGCATAATTTTGGGGATTGTTATAGTGGATACTCTATTCAGACAATACCTAAGCACAATGGCGAGATATCTCACACAGATTATTATTTTGAATTAACAAAAAAAGTTTAACTTTGTAATATGAAAACACGAATAGGACACCTGCACACAGTTAAGAATACTAACAAAAAATATGTTGAGATTGACTCATACAATTGTGTCATCATCAAGCAAGGTAGTATTGACTTGGCCTTATTATTAACAGACTTAGAACTTAGCAATGCTATTAGCCGGGCAAAGAAAAATCCAGAGGATGTATTGCAACGTAGCTTTATATCTAAATTAATTGATTAGTATATTACGTTTTCTTTCATAATGGTTTAAGTAAGGTTGTTTAATTAAAAGTGGGGACTATTGGTCCCCATTTTTGTTATCTAGCTTCTTTTTCTATGGTATCCTTAACCTTTTGATTTATTCGGCTAACTTCATTTGGAAGAGCATTCGTTGCCATTAAAAGTTCAACACCTAAAACAAATTTTAGTTTGTCTTTATCTTCTAGTGTTAAATAAACCTCATTGCCAAACTTATCAACATAATATTCAGATGATAACATATTTATTGTGCTAGATATATCAACCAATGGCTTACCAGCTATTTGAGGTATTCCCCCAATTAATCCTAATATTGCATCAATTTGACCTTGTGGATCATATTCATATAATAATACTCTATCTTCCTCATATTCATCTATTTGAACATTATTTAAAAATTTATTTATCACAGCTACCAATACCTTATCACCCAAGTTCGGAATAGGCGATAAAATATCTGTTATTGTTGTAGTAGATGCCATTTGAATATATTTTTTTATTCTACTTTCTTTTTCATCTTCATCTTCGTCGTATCCCAATATACTATAAGCAGCCATAATAATTAAATTGCTTGCTGTTGCTGCTATTGCTTGAAACACGACCATTTCTGCTGCTGTAGCAGTTAGGGATTTTACCGCATTTAACTTTTCTGTTTTATTAGAGTTAGAAGTAAGTATAGTTAAATCTGTAGATATCCTATCCTTAGCATTAAAAATAAAACTTGAAAATGGCATGAACATTGACTTAGCAAATGATGCATAAGGATTTTTAGTATTTAAAAACTTACCAAGCATATCTGCATCAGATACGTTTTGTTGCAAGTTTACCTGATCCTCTGCATAATCAGCAGCTTCTTTATTTAATTTATGAGTAGCCCAATCTATATTAGACGTATTCTCTCCCATCTTATCTAACTTACTAATATAATAAGACAACCATGATGAACGAGCTGCTAAAGCATCACCATATTTTAAGAAATTATCTAAGTATATTTTACCAGCTTTACCTACAACAGTAGATATTTTATCAATAGAATTAACATCTGTTTTTTCTAATATCTTATCTGCTGATTCAATTGCAGTTTGAGATTCAATACCTCTATTTGCAATTCCATATCCTGAATCGTTTAAGAATTTCTGAGCATCTTTATTTCGTAATGCAATAAATCCTTTAGCATATGCAGTTGGATTATTTGCTAGATTAATCATTGTATTTAAAGTAGCTGTTCCAAATTGTTTTACAAATGATGAAAAAGAACCTAATGCACGTGCCGTTCCATATTTACCAATAGATCTTAATATTTTTTGTGCATCTTTAGCTCTTACATTAGCATCTACTACGTTTTTATGACGAACTTCATTAACATACCAATTCATTCTTTCCTTGATTACATTTCTATCTTTAGTATCAGGAAATATTTTTTCAAATGACTCAGATTCAGTAAACCCTTTGTATTGTTGTACAGCAGGAGCTGTTCTAATATCAACTAACATTTTTGCTAATGCAGAAGAATTGTTAGAATCAAAATCAAAACTTATTACTCTATTTTTAGGCAATGTTTTTATCCTTTTGTTTTTCATCAAAGTACCTGACTTCTCTGTATTTAAAAAGTTAAATGACATTTTATAAGATGATTTATCATCTAAGTCCGAGGTACCATCTTCAATTATTTTCTCATAATTATCTGGGGTGTAATTAATATCATCTTCTAAAACTGTGTTATAAACAGAAGCAGCTACTTGTTTTACCTCAGGATAATATTTATCAAAAATAGCATTCCACCATTTTACTGCATCTTTATTTATACCATCAATGTTTTTTTCTACCTCTTGTATATCTTCAGCATCTTTTATTTTTTTAAATGCTTGCTCGTATAATTGTGCTTTTTTAATTAGCTTACTATCTCCTGATTCCTTTAATTTAGCAATCGTATCAACTATTTGTTTTTTACGACGATCAAATTCATTTTTAACTTCTTCTTTTGTTCCTACAAATGTTCTTTTTAAATGGGCATATATGCCTCTTTCGTATGCATTTTCTGCTGAATTAAAATCTTTCCCATTGGGTTTTGTTTTATCAAATCTTTTAACATAAGCCTCGTCAATTTTTTTTGTTTCATTCTTGGCTTTACTTGATTGATTTGCTATCTCACGCAATCCCATTGCATTAAACATTTTTGTTCCAACTTCTCTTGAACGAAACATTAAATCTAATATAGATTTAATAGGAGAAATATTAACAGCCCATGTTCTAGCAACTAAATTAAATCTACTAAAGGCTCCAAATCTTTTTAGATTTTGTGCTCTTATACCTTCTTTTTCTATAGCATTAGCCTTGATAGATCCTTCGTATAATTTATTTATAGACTCCATATTATCTACAATGTCATTTGTTAGATAATTTTCTAAAGCTTCAGTAGCACGATACATTTGAGTAATGGACAATCTCTTTAAATCCATTCCAACAAATCTTTTTATTATAGACCTAGTAGTTGCATCTAATTCAACATTTTCACCGGTAAGTGGGTTTAACCCATCTTCTAAAATAGAGTTTACTATACCTGCCATAGAGTCAAATAACTCACCTACTCTATCTCTAATCTCTTGGTCTCTATCTAATATTGGGGCTTCTTGCCCTGATTCAACAGCTGCAACGTAGTCTTGAATTTCTTTCAAGGACATCTTGTTATCAATCAATCCTGCCTCAACTAAATAATCATATTGATCTAACAAGTTATTCTTAACTCTTTCTTCTTGTGCAGCCAATGCTTCTTTTGTATAAGCACTAATATCTTCAATAGATGCAGATTGACGTAGAGATAATTCTTGCCCTTTTAATCCAGGAGATTTAATTGCATCAAAAACTTCTTTTGCTTTTTCAATGTACTCATCAATATCTGTAAAGTCAGGGATTACTTTAGAAAAATCTTTAGCCATATTAACTACAGATGCTTGCAAAGTATCTGATTTGGCTAATTTTTTTATCTTATTCTTTATTGTATTTGCTTCGAGTAATCTATCTGCATAATCTATTCGCCCAAACATCTTCTCCATTCGAGCAAAGAATCTTTCACGAATCACAGGATTTAAAAGGTTGCCTTTCAGCCCATTTAAAAGAGCTTTTTGATTCGCCACACTCATCTTTCCACGAGTAATGAAATCCTTAACTTGTGCAACAATTGACTTACGCAAGTCATCGGCATACTTAGCACCACCCTTAGCAGCTTTAATCTCAAGTTTAATCTGATCTTTAAGAGCAGTCATTTCTTGAACAGTCACTTTATTAGGAACAGGCTGACCAATAATTTTTTTAACACTTGGAGCTTTCTTTTCTTTAACGCCAAATTGCTTATTTATATCACGCACCATTTGCTCACGAGTTATATCGTCAGCTTCTTCGTACGCAATTGTTTGTTGCATAAATGATATGCCTCCTTGCACAGCTTCCTTCTTAGGACGACCACGCTTTAACCCTTTATTAACAGCATCAACACCTTTTTGAACTGCATTGTTTTGCTCTGTCTTTTGCTGAGGCGATATTGGTTCAGCAGGGGTAATAGTTTCATCCGTAGTTTCTCCGGTAGGCACTTCCTCAACTTTACCTAAAACTTTAGTTTGCGATGGATTTCTAACTACATAAACTGCATTAGACATATCTCCTTCAGGACCTGTCGTAATGATGGCATCATATTGACTATTCTCAGGATTGGCAAAAAATTCTTTTGTTCTATCACTATTAAGTGGCTCAGATATAATTTTTGGATTTTTTATATCAAGAGCTACCTTATATTTATATTTCTTTTTTTGCCACCAATTTTTATCAGCGGTCGCAAATATTCCATTAGGTCCTGCTTTTAATTCAGATATGTTATCTGAATCCGAATCGTGGTATAAAACTGTTTCTACCGTTGTATTAGGAAATATAGATTTTACTTCTTCTCCTTGACCTTCTTCGGCAGGGATATCTTCAAAATTAACATCCTCCGCATTAAATTCACCACCTTTACTTTTTTGAAATGCTAAAGTTGCTCTTGCCCATTTTCCAATATCTCCGGTTTTATTGAATTGTTCTAAATCAATGACACCTGCAAGGTTTTTTACACCCTGTAAATCTATTACACCTCTTTTATATTGTCGCCACGCTATAGATTTTTCAGCTTTTGTTAAATTTGAATTATAAATAACAGATAAAACATCTGCATCTTGCTCAGACACACCTAAAATATCTTCAACTTTATCAGATTGAACTTTTAATTCTTTACTTTCTTCGGTAGGGACTTGAGGTTCTGCTTGGGGTTCTCCTTCCGCCACTTGGAGGCTACCTCCGGCTTCTGGCTGTACAGGTACTTCACTTGTTGTTTGCTCTTGAACGGCATCTCTTTGTTGTTTTAAGTTATTTTGTTTATCTAATAAATCTTTAAGCAATAATTCCTTAGCGGAATCATCCATAGTAGCATCATCAATAATTGATTTGGCATCATTATAATTGCGTTCTAATTCATCGTCAATATTAAATACTTGAGACAATTGTTCGTTAGATAAATTATCTACAACTTGAACACTTGATTTAAACAGAGTCTCATTTTCAGTAGCTAATTGCTGAATCTTATTGTCAATAACTTGATTAACCTCAGGACTAGTATCTTCTGATTTTTGAGTATTTAAGTTTTGTATGGTAGCAAGATTATTATCGTATTTTTTACGATCTTCTGTAGGCATTATTTTATTTGCCACATATGTTTTTGCAGCAATTGACCCATCTATAGCCTTTCTAATTCCTCCTGCACTAGCAGTAATACTACCTCCAGCAAAGCCTCCTAAGAAATAACTATTTGCCACATTTCTAAATACTTGACCAATGTCAATATCTTCTCCTTTATTAATTTTATCAGCAAGTTCTTGTATAAATGTGGTAGCACCTTCTGATAATCCTTCTTCATTAAAGTCTTTTAAAATAGACTTTACAATTCCTTTAGAAAATTCTTCAACTGCTTTAGTATTACCACGTAAAATAGTGCCTGCTTTTTTTAGAATAGCATTTGTCTTTGCTTCAAAGAACCCTTCAGCTGTACCATGTACCGCAGAAGAAAGCATATAACCTAGGCCAACATTACCATCTTTATTAAGGTCTTCAAGTCTTTTAGAACCAGCCGATGCAATACCTTGAGTAATATTCCCACCAGGTAAGATAGCAGTAGCCATATATGGGATAGATTCAACAAGTGAACGTACTCCTCTGTTCACAATATTTAATGCATTGTCAGCCGAAGGATTATCTTTAAAATTAGCTATGTCGGTAAAAACATCGCCTTCTTGTTTTATAGTTCTTTCATAAATTTTATCTGCTTTTTTATTCAAATAATCAAAAGCCTCTTGTGATTGTATTGCAGCAGCCGTATTTATATCTCCACTTGCTTGAATGGTTCTTACTGTATTTAAAACTTCTTTTTTTGCGGCAGAAGGTAATTTATTAAATTCCTTATCTAATCCTGAGGCAGCATATACAATATCTTCAGCATATGTTCTAGCTAATGCAGGCATAGATAAAACTCCTGCCAATGCTCTAGCCCCTGTCCCTTTTAATCTATTATATAGATCTTCCATGTAACCTATCTCCTCAACCTCAGGATATGCTTCGCCCTTAGCGTTGTAATAATTAGGATTAGTTACATCATATTTACTTAATGATGGGACCTCAACTGCTGGTTCTTTAACAACTTCTTGTTTAACAGGTATGCGTGCAGTTTTTTGCTGTTCAGGTTGCATACCTAATAAATTCTTATAATTAGAAAACGCATTCCTAAAATAACTACCTGCTGTCATTTTATTTCCTGCATCTCTTCTTGGAACTTCTTTTAAAGCCGATGCATTTCCTGCTGCTGCTCTTGCGGCATGATCAGGAGAATACCATGCTGTTAAAGCATGGATGCCAAACTGCTTTATTAAACTACTCATATGAGATAAAGCCGCATCATGTTCTACTTCTGGATTAATATTAAATTCTTTTTTAAATTTTTGAAAATTATCGTAAGATTTTTTAAAGTCAGCATCTTTATTATAAATACTTTCTAAAGTACCTTCTGTTATTTGATAAGTACCTGATGCCGTATTATTTGTGCCTCTACCTTTAATTGCTGTTTTAATTCCTAATCTACCTCCTTCATTCTTTGCAATTGCTTGCAACATTAACTCAGGATTTAATGGGACATTCTTAGTATTTTTTGATGGAGCAGTTACGGGAACATTTTTATAAGTGGTAACTGTCTCAGTAACCGCAGGGAATTTTTCTTTTCTTTCAGGTATTAATAGTTTACCTTGGCTACCCACGATTGGTTTCTCTACAGCAATTTCTTCTTTTACTATAGGTTGAGGCATAGGTGTTTTAGCAGCAATTTGCGGTTGTTGCTCAGGCACTTTAAATTCGTAAAAAGGTTTTTGCGGAATTAATAATTTACCTTGACTGCCTGTAATAGGTTCTTCAACCGGTATAGGTGCAGGTGAAACCGAAGGTGAAACCGGCGAAGTCTCTGTAGAAACCGAAGGTGTAATTGGCGGAGTTGGTGTTGAAACGGACTCCGTAGAATTTTTTTTTTCAGGGGCCCAATATTGTCCAACAAATTCTTGTTCTGATTTTGTGTAAAGACCGTTAGAACTTAACTTAGTATAAAGTTCTTTTTGACCTTTTGCATTGCCATATTGGCCTACAAAATCTTCGTAAGTTTTGGTGTACAATCCGTTATCGGAAAGTTTTTTATATAAACTTTTTGGGTTCTCCATAAAACTAATCTAATAATCCTTTTTTTGTTGCAGGGGGTTGCGGAGTGCCTCCACCTGTATAATCATTCCCTTCTTGATAATCACTAGCTGCTTTAAGAGCATCTTTGGTATTTGAAATGAAGACAGCTACATCTTCTGGATTTGTTAAAGTCCTTGTAATCTTTTTACCCTTTTTCCTTTTACCTCCTTCAGTAACAATCATTTCATATCCAGTCACATCAATAGTTCCAGGAATTACATTATTACGAGAATCTCTAGCCAAATGGACTGTAACCTGTGGAGAATCTATACCTTGTTTTAATGCAGAATCTTTTAATCTTCTTATACTAGCACTATTTCTTCCATTTTGATATATATCATTTGCAATACCTGCTTGATTAGCTAATTTTTCAAGTCTCATATTTTCTTTAACCTCATATGCAGGGGTTCTTTCAGGTCTCTGTGGAGCAAAACCTTGAGTCTGTTGAACTTTAGTCCCAACACCTACCTCTATTTGATTTTTAACATAAGCTTCTGCTTCTGCTTCTTGAGCACCTGTTAATACAGGTTCGGCAACACCATTCTTTCTTTCTACAGAAATTAATTTAGATGCAGGTACACCTGAAGCCATTAGTTCACTTTTCTGTGCCTCAGTTTCAAAGAATTTATATCCTCCAACATAATCAGTCAACACACTTGCTGTTGAACGAGCAGTAGCAGTTAATGCATTTGCCTGTGCTTGTAAAGCTTCTTTATAAGCTGGATTATTTTGAGCAGATTCAATTAACTTTATTTTACCATTACCTAAATCTGTAACTACCCCAACCTCACCAAGTCTTTTTAAGAATGATGAAACTTGGTCGTCAATGTTAACTTTTAAGTCAACTAAGTTAGCAGGGTTAAGCATAGCCGTTGGACTATATACATCATTTTGAGATGCGATCTTTCCTGTTTTAGGATCAATATTAGTTCTATATAACCTTCCCGTGGAAGGATTTATCATAATTTTAGCTTGCTTTAAATCGCCAAGTTTGGCAAAGTTTAAAGCATTATATTGACCAAGACCTGACATCTTACCTTCGGTAATCAGTTTTTGATTACTAGCATTTACCTGTCCAAAGTTTTTAACCGCTTTATTTAAATTAGTCCAGTCAGCCATAGCAGTTGTCTTATACAATTTGTAATCAGACATAGTAATGGCTCCTTGTTTTAATAAGTCATATTGTGTTTTGATACCATTTCTTACTTCATCAACTCCTTTGTAAACAAATTCGTTTACATCTTGGTCCGTAGTTTGCTCGTAATCGCCAATCTTAGCAAATGAATCTGCGTAGTCATTGTCAATTTTTTCTTTCTCAAGTTTACGGCGTTCTTTCTCTTGGTCAATTTGACCTAATAAGTTCGCACCAATCTTAGACCAATCTGTTGGCGGATATTGATTCCCTATGTATCCTGCGTATTCTGCCATATTTTTTAAAATTCTCCACTAGTTAAATCACTCATCATCCATTGGTAAGGGGTAATATTTTGTGGCATCCTAGGTGTAAATTGATTCCCAGTTGGGATAGCACTCAGCCCTACAGGCAATGGATTTCTTAAAAGCCCTTGTCCTCTGTTGTACATTTGATCAACATTATTTTGCATTTGTAGCATCTCTTGATTCTTTGTACTTGGAGCTCCTACATTAACTTTAGTTTGATCATATAAAGGCTGATTCTTAAAAGACTCTACAGCAAATTGTCCTGCTGTACTAGCAAGTCCTGCTAATCCTGCATTTTGTTCTGCTTGCCCTTGAGAAGCAGCTAGTTGAGCCCCTTGAAGTCTTGATTGTGCTAACCCTGATTGACGAGCAATTCTATTTGCCTCAATTCTCTGAGCATTTTCTGCTTGAGCTAAATCTCTTTCATATTGAGCTTGTTGCCCTTGAGCTGCTAATGCAAGGTCTTCTCTTTGTCCTTGAACATTTAATGCTGTCGTTCCGCCTAGAACTCCTGCCGCTCCAATATCTTGGAGTCCTTGCAGTTGTTGAGCTTGTCTAGCTTGTATATTTTGTTGTGCTAATCCTAAGCCAAGGGTTGGTACTTGAAGCGACTTAAATCTATCAGCCTCAGCTAATTGTGCTAATTGATTAGCCGCATTTGATGCCGCTTGATTAGCTTGAGCCTTTGCATTTGCTCCTTGTATCATTTGATATCCGGATCCTGCTGCCGCTATACCTAAACTTATTGCCGTTGCTGTTGCTATTGCCATATTATAAAACTTTTATCATTTCTGTACAATTGCTAGTTACTTTATTAAAGCCGCAATTCTCATACTTGGTTATTAAATGTTCATTTACTACACATGTCCAAACAGATAAATATCCTGCTTCTTTGCAAGAATTACTAATTGAATCAATTAAATATTCAATAGCATCTGATCTATCCTTTTCTCTATAGTTAAAGTTTGATATAACAAACTCACACCATGCAAGTTTTGAGTTAGTAAAATAGGCAAATCCTGCACAAATATCAACCTCTCCTTTCGATACCATAAATCCACCTAACCCATTTTCAGGAAGATATTCTTTTGGCGGAGCCACCCATCCCCAATCTTCCCACCACTTCACCAACGTATTATCATAGTCGCTGTCGTTTAGCAACCTAATATTAAATTCCATTTACAAAGATAGTTATATTAAGGATATGATTTAAATACATCAGATGTTATCATATACATTTCTGTATACTCAGTATCACTATTAGTAAGTTCTACTGACAAATAAGTCCCTCTTGTTGGAGTTGACTCAGCCACACTATTTTTAATAAATAATATAAATGCTCCGTTAGGAGGAGTGCTTCCTGTTTGATTAACAAATATTGAGTTATCTGTATGCCAAATTACACTACCTATTAATTCAAGATTGCCATTATTGCTCCAATATAAAATATCGCCATCACTAATGATATTACCTACATGAAAATTAAATATTAATATATTGCTTACATAAGAAGTCACATTGCCAATTCCTTGGGCAGATATCATGGATAAATTATTATCACCAGGAAGTCTGCGTATGTACGCATACCATGTCCCTTCTTTTAAATCATAATAATCAGCATCTATAAATCCTGCTCCTTGATCAGAAAGAATAGCAGTCTCCCAAGGAGTAGTTGAGTTAGTAGCAATTGTTTTAAACTGCTTTGTTTGAGATGGCTCGTTGTTAAATATGGTTGTTATCTTAGATGGGTATAAAGTCCCATAATAACTATTTCTAGTTTCATTGCTATTGTGCTTATATAAATTACCATCTTTAAAAGTATAAAGAAAGTTATTCATTGTCACCATCCACTCAGGCTCGTATGAATGGTACGATGTCCATCCATTTTGATTTGGGGAATAGGTAATAGTATAACATTTTGGACAATTAATTGAAGGCATAGTAATAGCTATATGTTTACAAATTTACATATTATAAATTTAAATCTAAAAATTATAACCTACAACATATCTATTATAATAATCTTGATTTATAACAGAAAGATTAGATTTAAGCCATTCAAAATATTTAGCATACACATTGCTTAATTCTTCAATAGATAATGCAACCAATGGAGCATTTGCCACGTCTCTTGATGCTTCTTTATGTTCATCAAAATTAGTTGGAGAGTTTATATTACCGCTTTGCTTGTGGCCAGCTACCTCATGTGGGTCTCCCCAATTAAAACAATATGATGGGACATAATTTTTATTGTGTTCGTTTAAGTTGCCCTCATCTCTTAACTTAGTATACCAACTTAATCCTTCGTATCCTGTGATGTCACTACGGAACCCAATCTGTCTTATGCGAGGCATCTTTACGATGACAGATGCTTCTAAGGTATTCATAGTTAACTCAAGTTTGTTTTGCGTAGCAAAGAAAGATTGCTCAGGTTTCCAAGCATCTTTGCCTATCTCTTCAATACCTTCTACTGCCTGTTTAATATGCCAAGGCAAATATATGTCATCGTCATCTGCAAGCATAAAGTAATCTCCTGTAGCATGAGTAACTGCATCTCTACAAATAAAACCTCTATTTAAATATGGCTCACCTGTTTGATAATCAATACCATTGTTTACAACAATGACATTATCTTGTGGATACTCTAATACATATGGATATTCCTCATCTGTATTAAAAATAATAAGTTCTTTATTAGGGTATGATTGGGCATTAAATTGTGCTAAAATTCTTTTTAAGCATGTAAACCGTCTGTATGTCGTGCATACAAAACTTACTTTCTTTACCATATGTTTCCTTGTAAAAATGATTGAATATATTTATCGTTACAATCTAATAGATTGTGTTTAATTAAATTATTAGTTATGATTTCTCTATGGTCATGCCTACCTACTCCTTCGTCAACTATAATATCTTTTTCTTTTAAATTAAAATGAGATATTTTATTAGTCGGTAAATATTTATTTACTATTTTATCTAATTTTTTTTCAATAAAATCGTAGGTGTATACCCACTCCTTCCATCCTTTATTCACTAATAAAGAACCAAATTCTTCTGGTCGGAACATTACAACTCTCGTACTCTTTTGTTCGCTCATTGTTCTTTCCCAAGTATACACAGATTCATCTCCTAGTTTATCGTCAAATGGGTTCCGTTTAAGGTGACATACTCCGGTAAGTTTAATGCCATATTTGCATCCTAACATTGATGCAGATGTAATGCCTAGGCTCATCAGCTCAGCCTCCCCTACTTGTTTCTCTTGACGAGGAGATTGATGTATAACCCTATATTCTTTTATGTTAGGCAAGGTTTTAATATGCTCTTCTATAAGTTTCCAATTTGGATTATAATTTTTGTCATTAATTAAGTTGTATGGATCGTCACCCCTGTGCATCATAATTGCACCATTAGCATCTAAATGAGGAGTTGAACTATCAACAACTATAAGTGTAAATGGATGGTTAATTATTCTACTATTTACAGATAAGGCTAAACATATTTGCTCAACTCTGTTACATGAGGTAAGTATAAGTGCATTATCTATTTTATATTTTGGGAAAGGAAATTCAAATGTAGCATTTTCATTTACTATTTCTTCAATAACCTCCCCATTATATTCAAAAACTAATTTAAGTTCTTTTGTATGAAATGGTTTTGGATCGGTAAAATAATCATTGGTTGCACATAGGTGAATTTTATTATTAATTAAAAATTTATCCCTGACAACTGAAGATACATCAAGCCCACCCCAATCAGCTTCTATTATTTTTATCATCTATATTAAGCAAGAGTGTTTAGCGGTTTCTTGTATTTCGTTCCAATAGTACCAACTAGCAGTTTCTTTATTTGGTTCGGGAGCAATATTATAAGGCAACTTATTCATGTACTCAGCCTTATAAAATTTACCATGTCCTGAGTTTGTTACTCCAGCATTATGGAATATATTGAATTTCTCCCAATCAGATGGGGCAGATGTGGCCCACCCAAATTGTAAATTATCCTCGCAATTAGTTTTGTAGCCACGCTTCCACGCTTCCCACAATACAGCCCACATATCGGCACACCATATTTGTAACTCATGGTGCGATGGGTCTGCTTGTTTCTTTTTAATATTTAATTGAGTGATATCTACAAATAGTTTCTCGCATAGTTGCTCGACATCATCCCAATACTTTGCGTTTATATTCTTCATTAAGTATTGAGCTCCGATGGAGTTCATCTCATTGTCTTTGACAAGTTGCTCATCAATGTTAGCAATCTTACACATCTGTTCAATTACATCTCTGCCTTTTGATTCAATGTAAGAATGTGCAATATACCAACGGGTATCTGATCCGTACCACTCATTCCCATCTAGATATTGATAAATCCAATCAATGGGTTTAGTAAAAACAATATCACAATCATGATAAAAAATTGCTTCTTTTTCAAGTTCGGGATATTTGGCAAAATGTTGCTTTAAAATATTAGGACGTATAGAAGATATATATCCTTTGGTCGCACGCAGGTCATCGTAAAAAAAGAATCTTGCTGCATACTTATTAGCTAGTTTGCTCCACTCCTCAGGCACAATGCCATCAGGCTTAGAGCAAACTATATCAATGTTATTTGGGTTAATACCATTCTTCATGAAGTTATTTATCATAACCTCTACCTGCCATGCATAATAAATTATAGCAGGTTGTGCACACACAAATCTTAAATTCATTTCATTAAATTTTAATTACGTACAGCTACTACCTGTATCTGTAGCATATCCATTACCACTTGTAACATAAACAGTTGATATTTGAGCACATATATATCCTACTGTACCTGGTCCACCAAAGAATGAGAAGCTATCACTACCTCCAGCACAATTGGTGTAAACTCCATTTACAGACTCATCTGCATTATCCCCTACTATTTGGTATGTTCTACAAGTTGGAGGCGGAACATATCCACAATAAGCACTATTAACTTCTACTAAAAATTCATTACGTATATTTCCTGTACAAGAATTAGTTTCTTTAGACCACTTGTCATATCCTACACAGTAGAAAGATTGAACCCAAGTTCCGCAAGCTGTGCTAACACCTAAGTCTACATTTCTTGTGTCTCCATAAGTAAACGAACAAGGATTATTATCTATTTGTGGTTGATATAAATTACAATCTGAACAGAATGTGCTTCCATTATCTACCCAATTAGCTCCTGTGCCTTGGCCGCAACATCCTCCGCAGAATGTAGAGTTACTTTCTACTAAAGATCCTTGTCTAGTTTGGTTATATGTTGATGAACATTGGTTATTATCTACTTCAATGTTATATTTATTACATGTACCATAGCAATCGTAAGAACCTGAGTTAACCCAGTTAGCTGTGTAGTTACATGCAGTACCGCTATTTATAACTCTAGTTTGATTGTATGAACCACTACATGGATTAGTATCACGTTGTAATTGCTTAGATACACAGTTGTCGCAATATGCACCACCTTCATTAGTCCAGTTTGCCGCTGTAGATTGACCACAACATCCTCCACAGAATGTAGAATTAAATTCTACTACTGAGCCTTGGCGAGTTTGGTTATATGTTGGAGAACAAGGGTTTTGATCCTGCTCTACTTGATATTTATTACATGTTCCATAACAATTGTAACTACCATTAAACTGCCAATTAGCAGTAGGATTACATGTAGTTGTTGTAGTAGTGTTAGGAGGACATCCTGTCAATCCTGTAGAAGTAAGTGTATACTGAGTTCCACCCGGATTGTTAGTAAAGAAATCTATAATTACATATGTTATTCCACTTATTGTCACCCTATTTCCAATACTAAATGAACCAATGGTATATCCAATTGAATTAACAACTCCCCCATCAGAACAACGAGCAAGTTGATACCAAACTGTCTGAAGAGTTGTTGTACTAGTTGTAGTAGTAGTTGGCCCTTGAGTAGTTGTAGTAGCAGGTGCTTGTGTTGTTGTAGTTGTCGCAGGAGCTACAGTTGTAGTAGTCGTTGTAGGAGCACTCGTTGTAGTCGTTGTAGTAGGGCATCCTATCAATCCTGTTTGAACAATTGGATATAAAATTCCTCCAGGGTTAGCTACATAAAAATCTGTTACTACATAATTAACACCCGATATAGTAACTCTTTGACCAAAATCAAAAGTTAAAGCTGGATAACTAATTGAATTAAGTATAGTGCCATCTTGACAATTAGTTACCTCATACCAAATAGGTTGAAAAGTAGTCGTACTTGTAGTAGTAGTAATTTCAGGACATCCTGTAAAACCAGTGTTAAATATAAATAACCCTGATCCACCTTGATCTGAAGAATATATATTAGTAACTATCCAAGGATTAGAGCCAAAGTCAGTAACACGAGAATTTATTGAAGCATATCCAGCTGCATAACCTGCTGAGTAGTCTATACTACTATCTGAACATTTAGTTAATTGATACCATTGCAATGAAGCAGTGGTTGTGGTAGTAGTAGTAGGTGGGGAAGGGCTACCGCATATTACATTAAAACAATTATCAACTGTTGAGTTGACCTCATCAATTGCAGGGCCAACAGCCGCTGAACCTATTGTGTAACAAAGATTTGTAAATGATGAATAAGCAACTGTATCAAGAACATAATTTGTTAAACTTTGAACTACAACAGGTGTCCCATCATAACATGTTGTTGCATTAAAGTAATAATATGGAGCCTCAGTAGTAGTAGTTGTAGTTGATGGGGGAATATATCCGCAATCAAAACAATCTATATACTCAGTTGTATCAATTAAATCATTAGGATTAACTCCTGTTATAGCAATTATTGTATGACAAAATCCTGCTATTTGAACTACTTTACCTAAAGTTATAGTTGATGTAGTTCTAATACTAATTACTTCTCCACCGCCACATGGTTCTGCTGCATAATAATTGTATGGAGGCAGAGTAGTTGTAGTTGTAGTAGAAGGTATATCTGGACTTTCGCATTGAATTTCAAAACATGAATCCACAAGCGAGTTAACTTCATCAATTGCAGGTGCAACTGACTCCCCTAATATAGTATAACAATAGTTAGTAGCTGAAGAGAAAGCAACTACCCCTGTTGGATATTCAGTCAAACTTTGAACCACAACCGGTGTTCCATCATAACATCTTGTTGCATTAAAGTAATAATACGTTAATGGTGCCTGTGTTGTTGTGGTTGTACTTGTTGTAGATGGCGTGAAAGATTGACAAATCTCGCAATCCACATATTGATTAGTATTAACTAAATCGTTAGTATTTACACTCGCATTTCCTGTAACTGTATAACAATCATTTCCTATTTGAACGGCTCTGCCAACTGCTATTACTGTAGTAGTTCTAATATTAACATTTGCTCCACCAACACATGGTTGTAAAACATAATAATAATATGTTGGCAGCGTAGTTGTACTAGTTGTTGTAGTAGTAGCAGGGGCTGAACAATTTCCAACCAAAGTAACTGTGCCTCCAGATATAACAGTTAATGAACCATAAACAACGCATACGCTAGAAGTAGTTGCTAAAGCATAATTGCTTACAGGCGTATTACTTCCACATGGCGTATAAGTTATTATCGCTTCCTCATCTGACTCATTTCTCCACTCTTGACATCCTGGGAATGTTGTAGTTGAAGTTATTATAGGAGCTTGAGTAGTAGTTGTACTTGTAGTTGTAGTTGTTGGAGTTATACAATCACTTACTAAAGTTAAATATTGCGAATTGAATCCACCTAAAGTTTCATATTGTACGCATATTGTTGCTCCACTACCAATGGTTCTATTAGTAAAAGTAACACCATCGCATCTTGTATAACTAATTCCAGGCAAAGGATTTGCTGTTTGGTTTTGATATAATTGACAAGGAGCATTTGTAGTTGTGGTAGTTGTTATCCCTGCTTGAGTAAATACAATATCATAAGTTGCGTTACACCCTCTAACAAGTACAGTAACACTTCTTTGTGCTCCTGTGTTAACAAGTGCACTATACTTAATTAATGTATTATCATTTCCATATAATGGAGTTAATGTTAACCAATTATTAGTTGGAACCTCAATATACCATTCGTTATTAGACTCAATATTAAATGCATCTTGATTGTTTACAGCTGCTGTACTAAAATTAATTGCATCTTCGTTAACACTAAATACACAATATTGTACAGCTTGGTCATTATTAGCTAAAACATAATGCTCAAAGTAAGGATCAAACATTCCTAGCTTTTGTGTTGCTGGGTCTAGATTAGCTTTGAACCAGTTCTTCATACCATTAGATGATATTTCAAATAGCCCATTCTCAGCTAACTGAAGAACAGCTCCACGTCTAGCATCTGTAAAGTATAAGTTGTTACCCCAAATAGCAAAACTTTCAGGATTATTACTTATTCCATACTCGCCAACATATGAAATCTGTGTTCCTAATACTTCAGGAATAGATGCAACCACTCCACCACCGGTAGAGTCACTTAATAAGTTTTTACCGTAAAGGACTTTAGATATTTTATTTTCTTGTAACACTACTAAATCTGTGTCTCTTGCATATATTTTTTCTATAGATCCAAAGAATCTATCTAAATATTTAAAGTTACCTAATGATAAGTTAAACTCATTTAATCTATTTATGGCTGTTGTTTGTTGGTATACACCACTATATGTCAAAGCTTGAACAAGCGTTTGTTGCTCATATCCTTCAACAGTAGAATTAGCCCTTGGACTAAATTCCATTGTGGCTGCATTCCAGTCATCTCTAATGCGATAACTCTCCACATTATTACCCCAAGCAAAAGCGTTAAAATCTAAATTTTCATTTATGTTATAAATCTTATTTAAATCAACTATTGCCGGATCAACTCCAATAACTTGATCTTGAGCATTTCCATAGTGATTGCCACCGATAATAGGATACGTGTTCGAAAGCTCATAATATATATCTTGGTTATTGTCTGTTGGGACTGTTTCAAAAATTGATGGATATTCTGATTCTTGAAAATCAAAAGTAACTTCCATAGTTGGTCCTGATCCTGTAGTAAATCCAAAAATCCACATAAATACAGGATAATCCAAAGTTGTTGAATTAATTACACCTCCTTGGCTACACCTATATTGATTTCCTGAATAAAGTTGAAAATTATGTATTCTTCTAAAACATACATTTTTAGGACCAATACTAAGGGCTCCTTGATATTGAACCCAACTAGCATAAATATTTCCTTCAATAAACCATTCTTCAATGTTTACATAATCTTTACTTGCTAAAAATGTTTGTGTTGATGTAGTATTGCCATTATTAGGTTCTTTCATTTTTATTGTAAGAACCGCTCCTGCTTTTATTTCTCTATCCCCAGCATATCCACCATTTAAATTCCAATTAGTTCCTGTAACAAAACCATATGGACAATCTGATGCAGTAGATGAGTAATTTGTTTTACCTCCAAAAATATTAAGACTTCCATTGCTTCTACAATTAACTATCCAATAATCTTTTAATACAAGATTAGTAATAGAATTAAATCGTATGTTACATGAATAAGTAATACTATTATATGTATAAGATAATGTTTGATTTGATCCAGGAGTAATGGTAACTTCATTTACATAAGTATATGGAGTACCTAATAAAAATGCATAATATTTAAATTTATTAGTATCTGATATTTCAATTTTAAATCGTATATCATTAACACCAGAATATACATTACCTGGAGCAGTTACCATATCTCCTGCTATACCAACTCCATAAAATATTGCATTTTCAGCAACACTATACATGTTATTTACAGGTTCAATTGCATTAGTACTTAATGTTATATTGGTAAAATTGTAGTAATATACAAGAGGCAATAAATTAGCATCTATTTTTATTTTAAAATAAACTCCAGCAGGCTGTGATCTACTATCATTTAAAAAGTTAGCACTTTTTGAAACAACATCTAATATTTTATATTGTATATCTGTACTTGTTGAAGTATAATCTTTGAAATATAAATAAGTACCAACAGGAACTTTATCAACATCAGCTTGATTTAATAAAAACCATTTAAATTCCCCATCAGAAAAATAAGTCAATGGGAATATATTATAAAAGTCTTGCTTGTTTTGTTTTAAAACGATTCTATAATATGTAGCAAAACATGGCGGTTTAAAATCTTTTGAAATTGTAACTCTTAAACTATTAGAATATTTTGCATATGCTGGTGGTATAAAAATAGTATTAGTATTGTCAGTTGGAGTTATAACTGTTGTGCTTCTACCATAATCATCTAAATAAACAATCCCTACTTCATAGTCTCTATTACTTTTAAAAGTTGGCATAGGAGTTGCTCCTATGGTTGCAATATTATAAGTTAAAGAAAATGCAGGGGCAATTGGTTCAGCATCGCAATCAACTAAATTAAAAAATTGTGTATAGTTACCATATACTAAACGACTACCAATTAAGTCTTGAGATTTAGCTTTTAATGGCACATTATCAAACAATCTATTTATTTGATTAGGATCAAGAATAGTAAATACTTTATTATTTGAAAATATAAATTGTTCATCAACATTGTCTGAAAACCCATTTGCAGCCTTGTCAATATTATCTATTACATAAGTATTTAAAGAAAGAGTATCTCTAAATACTAATTGTATTTCTTTTACATTTTTACTTCCTGTATTATATGAAATGGTTGCCTTATTATACTGATTAACCATTGATATATTTTCAGATACACCATAGTCAAATTCATAAGGTTTTGGAAAAAAGGCTACAGAAGAAAATGGAGATAATGCACTATACTCATCATCAATGTATTTATATCGATATGAAAAATAAATAAATTTATTTTCTAAATTATTAGCACTCCCATCTAATGTTAATGCTATATTTGGAGCATGAAGAGGAGGTGCAACGATTACATTAATATCCTCCTCAGTAAATCCATTTACACCATAATTCTTTGCACGCTCAATATTAATTCTACGTGGAGGGTTGTAATTATCTGTCCAAAATAATAATCCATTGATATAATTTATCCCTGTAACGTAGAATGTTTTGTTGAAGTTTAAAATTGACGGTGTTGTTGGTGTAGTTTTAGTAGCCTTTAAAACAATCGTTGTTAACCCTAAATTTTCATTGTACTCATAAATAGCATCAGCTGTATCCGAAGCGACAAGCCAATAAATTAAATTATTAGCCTCGTAAGATATTGACCCAATGCATTGAGCATTAGTCAATCCTAAACTTGTGTTTTGTAATTCATTACCAAGATAGTTTTGCACAGACCCATTATTGGAACCATCAATTTCCACAAATCCTCCGTCTGAATCAGCAACAATTATATTTAATCCGTCACGATATTGTCCATCAGGCAGGAAATGAGGATCGAGATCCTTGTTCATTATCCCTTGCAAAAAGTTTCTTTGTAATTCTGCCATTTATTTTATCCACTTAGATTGACCTCTCATATTCATTAATAATCGGCCAGGGTGTAAATTGCTTAATCTAATTTTAGTATTTCTCCAATTGGATACTTTTTCTTTACGTGCTCTATTAATAATGTACTCAGGCTGATTAGCCTTAGTATTTAATATTGCCCATTTAATGTATGAATAAAAATATTCTTCTGCAAGTTTAGGAGCAGGAATATCTTCATCGTTTAATCCGTATAGTCCATCAGATATATATTCTAATACTACTGACCTACGATGAACGCCTGTGCTAAAGTTAATAACCCCTTGGGTTTTATTAATTGTAAATGTTGGGTTTGAATTAGCAGTCTCAGTATTTAATCCGTAGTATTGTCCACCCGGATAATTAAAATACCATAAGCCATCAATATACCATCCCCATTGATCATTGTTTTCACAATAACATTGGTTGATTCCAAGTATTCTAGATTCATCTAATTTAGATGTACCTATTAATGCTTCTCCATCTTCATCAAAAAGAATATTATAATATTGGTCCTGAAGAAATTCTACTGATGAGTTCGCTTGTATATTCTCGCTCATCGGATAAAGTACACCTCCACAAAATAAAGAGATACGAACCCAATTGACATAGTCTGGAGGCAATACAAATTTTAAGTCATCACCAACATCAAGTTGCAATGTATTAATAACTCTATTGCCATCATATTGTAATTCTTGAAGAGCACGCTTAGCATGGAATAGAATCTTATACCTATTGATATTATTCAAAAGGTCACCGTCATCCATGTACATTAATTGGAAGTTGTTAACAACATCCTTTAATGTCACATTTTGATATGATCCCCAATTGCTATCCTGTGGATTTGTCCCGTTATTGGTGTAATATTCTTCTTGAGTCATTATTGTGCCATTTGATCCATGTAAACTTCTTGTTGTTTAGCAGCAGATACTACCTCTTGCTCTCTAATACTAGTACCAGCATATTCGCAAATCTTAATAACAAGTTTAGGGAAATCAGATTTAGTTAATTCAAAGTCTTGATAATCACCAGCCGATTGGTTAAACAATGGGCTACCATTAACTAACGTATATGTCCACTTAGGGTCATATGGGAATCGAACATAATATGTTTCGACATTATTAACAATTGTTAATGGGTAAATAGTCATATTATCTCCTTGCATAACATATGCAGGATACAATGTATTTGGTGCTGTTAAGTTAGATTGTAGCAATTTATAGACGTTTCTTTGGTCCACATGCTCAATCTCTTTTTGGTTGTAATACAATGCATTAAGCAAGAACCAATCAGCAGGCATTGCAAATGTTTGAGATGGGGAATCATAAACCAATGGCACATTTTTAGAAAAATAGTCAATGGTTTGGTCCATCTGCTTAGTTATATCAGAGTAGCCTGATGACTCCATTCCTTTAAAATCCTCTAGTTTAGAGTTTTTAAAGTCCACAAAATATTGATTGAAGATTTCTAACTGTGCTTGCTTAGCAAACGAGTTAAATTCTTCAGGAGTTATATATCCATTATTATCCTTGTTAAGAATGGACATTACAGTATTTCTCACCGAATTTATCATGATGACAAAGATATAAAAAAAGGAGGACTTTTGTCCTCCCTATATTATTTGCTATATTTTTTTTCTAGCATTTTATACAAATCAATACCATCGTCACTTTGTAGGTAAGATCTAAGCAATGTTACTGCATCTTCCCCAAATGGGATACCCATTAATTTCTTTTTATTATCAGGCAAATTAAAATAGATATCACGATTATTGTTTCTTAAAGTAAAGAACCCATCTTGCAATGCTTTAGCCGCAATATTGTGTAAACGTAAATCAGGATCGTTTAACATATCCAAGAATTCTTGTGGATTGTTACGAGCATGAATTAAGATATCACGATTAAGTTCTTCGCTTGATAATTTATCAACACGTGTACCTAATAAGATACGACCAATAGCTTCTTTAGTTTGTAAGTCTAATGTACGAGCTGCTAACTGAGCATCTAACTGAACATTCATCCAATCGATTTGTGCAGATGCATCTTTTTTAGTATCTACTTCTTCAAATAAACTTCCGTTGTCAGGATGGTAAGTTAAGAACATTTGTAGCACTTGGTTATTCTTTCCAACAGTCAATAGACCATCTTCAAAAATAATTGGCTGTAAAATAGCATTACCATCTTGCTCATCCTCAAAAGGAGACTTTTGATTAACAGCATAACGCAATGCTCTGTTTTGATTTGTTGTTTCGTCAAAATATAATAATGGCTTACGAAGAGTATTTCTTGCAGCCAACATAAATGACATAGGGAATGTTTTTCTTTTTAGGACATACATTTTGTCCTGGATAGTTACTTTTGACATTTGATTTAGATTTAAATTTTAAAATAAAATAAGGGAGGAGTTTCCCCCTCCCTAAATTTTTACTAAGCTTCGAACAAGAAGAAGTTGTTCGCACCAAGAGTACATAAAGCACGCTCAGATAAGAAGTTAACCTCCATTGCATCTAGGTCACTAGTTTGAGCACCACCGGCAGAACCTGTGATCCAAGTTTTGTAACGACGATCTTCAGTCTCAGAAGCACGGTAACGAACGTGTAAGAACGGACGCTTAGCGTTTTTACCTAAGATTTGATCGTATACAGTAGTAGAACCAGCAGGAACCAAGATTCCGTTGATAGCACCACCTACGATACCACCACGTAAAGTAGCATCATTCAAGTATTTCCAGTCAGTCTTGTAGAAGTCATAACCACGCTTGAATCCTTTGAAGCCTAAGTTCAAAGCCATGTTCTCATCGTTGTTAAACAAACCGTAAGAAGTACCGTTAGTACCATAAGAGTTTTGAGAAGCTAACATATCATCGATATCGAAAGAGAACTGACGATTTAAGAAGATAACATTCTCTTGGATAGATCCTTGCTTGTCAAGACGTTGGATGATTGAATCAAAGTCAGACAAAGTAGTAGGGTTACCACCAGCCCATACGTTACCACGAGTAGCAACAGCATCAAATAAACCTTCAGTACCAGCAGCACCAGGTTGTACTTGAGAAGCAGCAACTGTTAAGTAAGCCAAAGCTCCACTAGCAGCCTCAGCTGGAACACCTTCAACCATTGACATCTCTAAGTAATCTTCGAAACGTAAACGAGTCTCGTGCTCAGATTTGATGTACCATAAATATCCAGTAGCACCATTCTCAGAAGTTACTTCAACCCACCCAATTTGAGCCATATCAGAACCAGATACTGAGTATTTGTCCTTAATGATAATAGGCTTGTTCTCGAAGAATAAATCTTCAGACTCTAATGAACCAATCATTCCTGTTGATCCTTTAGTGAATTCAGAACCATAAACGAATGCAGTAGAAACAGCAGAAGCAGCGATAGTTTGTCCACCACCAGCATAGTAAGCTACTGTGAAAGTGTTAGCAGATGAGTTAACAGCAGTAATAACAGCTTTGTCAGAAGCAGAACCTGCGTTAGCAGATAAGAATACAGTTTGATTAACACGGAAGTTACAGTTAACTCCAGCATCAGCAACTGTCCAAGTAGCTGTATCAGCTCCTACAACAGCAGTAGTAGTTACACTAGTATATTTAGTGTGTAAACGTCCTTGTTCTGCCCACTTAATTAAGTCAGAGTTAGACGGCATCTCAGCTCCTACTAAACGTAAGAAAGATGCAATAGAACGATTACCATAACGCTCGAATTCTTTCTCATAAGTATCTGGAAGATACTGGTTCATGAAATCGAAGTTGGTAATGTAGTTGGTTGGCAATGTTGCTTTTACCGCCGAAGGGGTTAAAGCAAAGCCAGGTACGGATTGTACTGAGCCCATAATTGTAAATTTTGTTTGGTTAGAAAATTATTTTATTCTAAGTCTGTTTCCGTGATCATTATCCATAGCTGTTATCTTAAAGCCACCCTTATCTATTGGTTGGCCTGTTGTACGAACTGATCCCATATCAATGTTCTTGCTTTGTTTAGCAGTCTCATCAATGGCATCTGATTTACCTTGTTCATAAAAGAACTTGGCAAATGCATCTCTGTTCATAGCAACAGCTATAGTTTTATGATACTCTTTCGCATCCTTAATGTATCCTTTTTCATCAACGAAATTGTTGAAGAATTTAGATAAGTCCAACTGTTTGTTTTTTAAGTCCTCTGCATTTGATGGTTTCCAAGATAACTCCTTATCACCAATTCCGAATTTGAAACCTTCAAATTCATTAGTAAATAATTCATTTGTCTTTTGAACAAAAAATTCAGACTTCTTTGTCTGCTCCTGTTGTTGCTCAGTAAGCTGACTCATGTATTGCTTATAAGACTGCAATTCTTCTTGGTCTTGAGAAGAAACAGATTGTTTACCAATCGACTCAATTGGTGCTCTGTATTTTTCTTTTTGATCCTCGAAATACCTTGTTGCCTTAGTAAGTTCTTTTTTAAATGCAAGCTTTTTCTTTTTGACATCTCTTTCCTCATCCATCTCCTCATCATATCCAAATCTATCAGACATCTCATATTGGATGTCGTCATCATCTAACTCAGGGTTCATCTCTTTTAAATACGTAGCGATTAAACGCTCCGGCTTCTCATTAGAGAAATCTTGGTTAACACGATAAAAGTCATCTAAGCCACGGCCTGTCTCTTTCTTAAATTTTAAGAATGCTGAAACATCTTCAGGTAATAATTCCTGATTAGACTCAATGGGCTTAAACAAATCTTCCATGGAATTAACATCCCTGTTGTACTTGCTTTTGATATATGAAAGAACGTCTGCATCATCAAATGATGGTGCTTGTGGAGTTGATTGCTCTCCTCCTGAGATTCCATTAACTGTGTCGGGTTCAGCTGGAATCTCTAACTTAATTTCTTCAGACTCCTCAATTTGAGGTATGCCTGTCTTTTCCTCGTGTACTTTTAGTAAAGTCTCCTCTACTTCTTGGACAGACTTTTCTTCAAAGTCTACCAACTTTACTTGATAATTTTCCATTTAAATTAAATTTTAGTTGCACAAAAGTAGTAAATAATTTTATCTTGGATTGAATTGCTCTAAACTAAACCCATCTAGTGAATCTTCTTCTGATTCAAAGTCCATTGCAGGTAAGTCTTTTTGGCGTTGCTCAATCAACTTAGACTGCTGTGTGGCTTGTAGTTTAGTTCTTTCATCCTTAGCTTTTTCTTTGTCCATGTCAAGCTCTTTAATCTTCTCAACCTCCATGCCTTTAAGTTGCATGTTGTAGCTAAATTCCACACTCATCAATTGCTCTTTTATTTGAGCTTCTGCTTGCATGCGTTGAATATCAAACTGCATTTGAGCCTGAGCTAATTGTGCCTTTGCTTGAGATTCTGCTTGAACCTTTTGTAAAGCCGCTTGAGCTGCCGCTTGAGACGACTGAATGTTGCCTTGAGTTTGCATATTAATTTTTGCTTGCTCTTGCTCCATGTCGATGCGTTGCTTCTCTTTCCTTTTGACTTTGAGTAACTCATTGGCTAATTTTAAGTTTTTCATTTGACGAATATCAATAGCGTCTTCAAGTGATATTTGATCACGTTGTAGAGCCATTTGAATATTAGCTTCTAATTGAGCTTGTTGCTCCTCATCAGGAGACACTTCAATAAATACACCAAAGTCGTGTAGGTATAAATTTTTAATCTCATCTAATATACCAACAGCAAACTTACCAATCTGCATAGCAAATTGTTCTTTAAAATCAGAGTATTCTAATATATCAGCTATACGGCAAGATAATGCCTCAGATAAACGTCTAGTTATAAATAAACTTCCTTCTAAGATGTGGCGAGTGGCTGTGTTTGAATTTAAAGCCGCTAGTTTTTGTACACCTACTAATGCATCAGGGTTAGGAGTAGAAGCATCTCTTGCTTCATTCAATCCTGTTACATCCCTTATCATAGATAAGTATTGATTGTATGCATTAATCAATGCAGTAATCTTACCTTGACCACTATTAGTATTAAGTTCTTGGATTGGGATACGACCATGGTTTAAATCACCATCAATCGTCATGCTACGACCAATAACACTACCCGTTTGGAAATACAATCTTAATGCATCCTCAGGATTATACGCAGCCCCGGTTCCTAAGTCAACCTCGTTGATACCATCAGCATCAATGTACACACCATCCGGCACAACACGTTGAAGAACTTGTTGAAGCTTTAAGTGAGTAAGTTGAATCAAATCAGCAAAAGGTATCATACGTCTAGTTAAAGACTCAATGACTCCTTTGTACATTCTTGGTGCTACAGCAATATATTGAGGCAATGCATACTGAGATGCAGACTTAGGGCGAACCATGTTCTTAGCAAGCTCCCATTTCAATAGATAACTTGATCCCATCACCATTACCCCTTCATACCAAACATCTATGCGTTTCTCTATACGCTCAAATCTTTCTTCTGTTCCTTCAGGGGGATTAAAACTTTCATCCTTTTGGATTACTTTATTTCCTCCGTTGTCATTATACTTTTTCTTATAGACATATGTTTTATCTGTCTTATAATTAAAGTACATTAATGTAACAACATCACGATTAAACAAATCACTACGATAAGGACGAAGAACACCATAGTAGTTATACCACGCTGTGCCCAATTGCTGAATTTCCGCAAGCTCCTCGTTAGTAATATTCGGCTTAATCTTAATAAGCTCTGTAATTGGAACTTGCTTAACCTCACCAAAATAGAAGCAGTCGTCAAAGGTAGGCGATTCCGTGTAAGAATATACCATATTAGCAGGGTCAACATATTCTACTTGTACTCCAGTACCTGGAACGAAAGAATGTTTGACCATACCAAGACCGATGGTTGTAATGTCGTAATCGACTCTTTTTCTAATATCATTATAGTGGTTAACATCTAAGATAGTATTAATAGCTTCTTCTTCAGCAATCTCTATAGCAGGCTTATATTTAAGTTGCATATAAAGATTTAACTCTTGCTCATTAGCAGGCAAGTCTTGTGATGGTACATTAAATGCATCAATTCCTGACTCTTCTTTTACTTGAGTTAAAAATTCTTTTGCAACCATATCAGCTTCAACCATCTCTTGAAACTTGCTTCTTTTCTCTGCTGACATAGCATCTTGTGCATATGCCTTTACTTGGAAAAGACGGTCATTCATCCCATTGACTACGATATCAACAAACTTAGGAATAATAGGAACGGGTGTCCAATCAAGGTTGATATGTGACATATCTCCATCAACTTGGAATTGTTCTTTATACTTAGCAATAGACTGCTCACCACGGGCATATAGCCTAATGCGATGAAAATCAATCCATTGAGAATAGTACCTACAGTTATTGCCTGTTTTGGCAAACCACTCCCACATGATACTCTGTCCTACTTTTAATCCAAATTCTTGAGATGCTTTCTCTGCATCTGTTGCCAGCTGCGTGGGGAAGCTAGAAGGATTAATCATTATTAAAGGGTCGTTCATATTATTTTCAGTCTACTCGCTGAACCGCTGTTATCGTATCTTGCAAATTTAATGCTTATTTTTGACTCTTTTTTCTCTGGCAAATAAATATGTTTTTGGTTTGCCATAATCGCAAGCCCTGAGCTGATAGAAGCATCAAACTTTGTTCTATCATTTACATTAAATTTAGACCAATCCATAAGAGTTCTAGTAAATGGCATGTTGCCAATTTCATCGGGATTTCTATAAATGCCTTCTAAATCATACCCTACATATTTCTCAATGTAAGTACCTATACCTGCCGCATGGGCCTGCTTCATGTCTTCACTTGAAGACGGTATGCCACCAATCTCTATTTCTGTAAATGACAATTTAGCCTTATGCTTATCAGGTCTATTCATAGAGAATCCTCTATAGCCTCTGTTCTTAAAATGGTAAAGCAACCGGGCTTTATTATTTTCTGCTAAGATAGGCATTCCATAAAATACACAAGCCATCAATACTTCTTCAAAAAATATCTCAGCTGTTTGTGGTCTAGCAATATACTCTAAGAAGAATGCGTTTGATGGAGCGTTAGACATGTTAAACTTAGTAAGCCCATGCAATGAACCGTTTGATCCTCCAAAGGTCGCACCTGATATATCATAAGGGTCACATCCAAAAGCACCTACGTGTTCATTTAATGGGTAACGAGTCCCATTCTTAGAAATAAAGTTATTACGCATAGATATCTCAGGAATCCATGATACCAAGAACCTGCCATTCCTATCAGGAGTCCAAATGACCTCACCGTCTTTCTCGCCATCTTTCCAATGAAAGAAGCCACGAGTCAAGACTCTATCTTCTAACATACCATCGTTGTAGTCTACTTGTTGGTATATTTTAGTTAAGTTATAGATTGACGATTTGGTCTCATCTCTAAAAGCATGCGACTCGGTCCTTGGGAATTGACGATAGAATTCATTAAGTGCATCGGGATTAGACTTTAATGAGGCAACCTCATTGTTCCAATACTCAATGACCCCTTGAATTATCCATGTCCCTTCAGCTGAACGGACAGGCTTCTCAGGCGTTTCTAATACTGCGTGTCCAAACTCATCGATGTATCCTTCAAAGTTATATTCCATAGGGATAAACAATGAGTATAGCCCTGATAGAGTCTGACCATTCTTATTTCTTTTGGTTACATCAGAGTCAGCGAACAATCGCTTGTAGTTTTCCCCTCCTTTGTCAAGAGCATTAGATGTTGAGCCCATCATACACTTACCAATAATCCTTGCTCCTAGACGAAGACAAGTCTTACGTATACGCCATCCGTTCTCGATGTTCATTGGCTTCTCTAACTTAGCTGCCTCATCCTCAATTAAGAATCGTAGCTTCTCTCCATCATAGGAGTTGTCTGCTGTGTTACGCCAGTCAATCGATGTATCTAGTCCATCAACATCTTCGCCTTGTTCTTGGTCCATGTTCTTACGTGTAATCTTAGATGCAGGGACACGGAACGCAAGTTCAGTCTTAGGTGTGGTCATACCATCACGCACAGGCTGAAAGAAGAAAGGGTAGTTGTTGGCAATAGGCACAACCTTATCGGTAAACATTTTTTTAGCATCGGGTCCTGTCTTGGACACCATACCAATACGTGCATCTTTAGCTAAAGTTGCAATATTGACAGATTCTGATGATGCCATAAATGAGAATCCTGAACGTCTATTTTTAAGATAGCACATCCCAAAACATCTAGCATCAGCTTTACATGCTTCCCAAAATAAAAAGAATATTCTATTGGACTCTCTGAAGTCGGGATGACCAACGTCAGTTTTAGTCCATTGAAGATACATGTAGTGGCTACCTGTGATATAAGTCTTGACCTGATTGTTAATGAACCAATAACCATATTCACGACGATCAAACTCTTCTTCGATAAAGTCTACCCATTGATTCTTAAAAGTATTGTCACGCCTATTCCAATCAAAGATTGTCTTGATGCGAGATAGTTCTTTTGGTAAATCAACAGGTTGCCATTTATTGCCTTTATACGTAACTTTATTTGGAGTTAGTGGTAAAGCAACTCTTAGATTAGCTATCTCATAGATATCTCCAATAGTCCCATCTCTAGATATGACAACCATATCATATTCCGGATCCCATCCATACTCCCATTGTTTCTTCTCATTCTTTTTGGCAAGAATTTTCTCAGGAACAATATTAGAAAGGACTCTGTGTAAACTCATTTATTCTTAGCTCTAGACTCAGCGAATCCTCGGTTGGTATTAACTTGATTGTTAACAACGCCTTCAATGATGTTATTCTCCTCCTCAACTCTTTTAAGAATTTCAAAAGCATCCATGATAGCTGTCTTTTTTGCTTGAGCAGCATTCTTTAATTTGTCGGCAGATAAATCATCATCAGCATGAGTAATGATTCTTTCTTCTGCAACCTTAATTAATTCTTCGACAGCCTTGTATCCAGAATCAATTATCTTCTTCTTTAATTCCGTTATCTTGTTCATTTAATTTAATTGTCAAATTCTTGGTGTACATACGATAAACTTTCTCTCCATCCACATGGAATGGGTACTCAGACTCAGGCTCAAATACAACCCTGTCACCTTCGTTTAATCCTAGATCTAGCATTTCATCATTACCAAACCTAATAATGCCTACAAGTGGCATCTCTGCATCCGTAGTCGTAATTCCTGACTGGTCGTTAGGAACAGGAGAAACAAATACGTATCTACCTATTCCCTTCCATTGACCATCGGGTTTTTTGTATGCGTATGGGTCATCGATAAAAAACATGTCATCTTTAAAATAATTCCATGATGACTTCTCACGCCCTTGCATGTCAAAGTAAAGTCTAAATGTATTGTGGTGAACTAAGACTAAGTCTCCCTTCTCAATAGGGCCTTCATACCCAATAGGGGTTTCAATAATAATAGCCTCACGAGTGGTAACTAAATGGTCTTCTTTTGATGTAGAAATAATTATACCATTACGGACGTTATCGTATCGATGGCCATCTTTCGACTTGATGACAAAGTATTGAGGTGACCTCATAATTAAAATGAAATATCGTATTCAATTATAACAGGAACATGAGCACCTATCTCTTTCCAAAGAATAATCTCATTGTTTTTCTCAATGTAGATTTGATAGGACCCACTATCTGTAATCTTAATTAAATGAATGATGTAGTTATCGTTTAGCACGGATTGACTTTGCAAATAATGCATAGCAGATTTATAGTCATTCCCTATAGATAGTTTACGAATTACCATCGTTATCTTTGATTTCTCCGGTAGCAAGGTCAATTAATATGTTGCCATATTTTTGTTGAAGTTCCTCCTGGATGTTATTAAGTTGTTCTGCTGCTTGTTCTGCATTAAAGAGAACAGCTTTCTTTTTGCTTTCTAGACGATGCATTGATATCTCAATGTCTGCAATTGTTGAGCGAGATTCACGTAATGAATTACTTGCTTCTTTTAGTCTTGTTAATTCTTCTTCTTCTATTTGTGCCATTGTTATTTTATTAAAGTATGTAAAATTACTAATTATTATTATAAGATTTTTCTTCCATAAATTCTGAGTTGTATTTAATGTTTATTTCTTTCTTTAGAGCGGCTCTTCTATCATTATTTTGATAAACCATACGTGCTAATCTAATAAAATTTAAATTAAAATCCCCGTGTCTTTCACATACTCTTATATCATCTTCGATATCCCACAACTTTTCATTTATTGATTTTAAAGCTTTATATAAAGGGTCAATCAACATACGTTCATCTATTGGGTGAATCAATCTAAAATATTCTTTGGAAATATTTTCAAGCTTTGTTTGGTCTTTTATCTTGTCCATCTTAATGCTAAGTATCGACAGTTTGTCAAGAGCTTCTCCAATACTAACTTCTATTGTCATTTTATTTGTATTTGATGCAATATTAATTAATTTTGCTCAATGAAGCAAGCATTCGTTCTATATGCAAATGAGTCATATGCTGATACTGTTGAGGCGTGTGTAGAGTCATTAAATTATTATACTAGCATTCCAACTCTAGTATATATGCTAAACTCAGACAGGCAGATTAAGGGTGCAACCTTTACCATTAGATGGGACTGCGATGTGGCAGAGACTAAGCAAAATAGATTCATTGACCGATCAGATATTAATATCTATAAACTTTTAATTCAACGCCCACTTATTGTCAAGGATGCTATAAACAAATTTGCTTACACGGTGGCCTACATTGACTCAGACTCTGTAGCTACAAAGTATGCACATACTATATTTAATATGTTTGATGATGAGTCAAGCCACCCATATTTTGTGGAGGGCATATATGACTACTTGCACGTAGGAGACAGGGGGGGAGCTGAGAGCAGGGATGACCTAAGCACAACACTTGAGCACCCGGCTTGCGAGCTATTTGGTGTGGACCAATATGTTAGAGAACGCTACAGGCAGACAGGCTACTTTGTCGCTAATAAAAACTGCATTGACTTCTTAGATGAGTGGTATCAGATGTGCACGCACCCACAGGTGATGGCTGACAATAGTTATTACGCAGCCTATAATGAGGAGACCATAGCCAACGTGCTATTATGGAAGTATAATATTCAAAAGGGCTTACCATATATTTATATGAACGCAAATTTAGATTTAGTCAACTTGATTGACCATAATAATATTTTTACTGGCCAAGACTACATGATAGGTGATTGGGGTAGGGTGCCTGCAAGCGAGGACAAGTTACTATTCTACCATGGAGAGAAAAGAAAAGATGAGATGCTAAAAATGATCAGGCCCAATAAAGTATTATACCTAGTTCCTCACCTATCAACAGGGGGCATGCCTGCCTTTGTATTAAAAACGCTAGAGGCTTTAGGGGATAAGATTACACCTTATGTGGTTGAGTACAATTGCTACAGCCTAGACTATGTGGTACAAAGAAATAAAATAAAAGATATTGTTGGCACAAACTTCACAACTCTGTATGAGAATAAAATGGAGCTGTTTGATGTAATTAATAAATTCAAACCAGATTTAATTCACATTCACGAACCATCCGAGCGGTTCGATGCAGATGTAATGAGCGAACTCTATAAACCTAATAGACTTTACAAGATTGTTGAGACTTGTCATGATGTCTCATTTGATCCTAAGACTAAGTTATATCACCCTGATGGGTATGCTTTCTGCACGTCTTACCACTTTGATACCTTCGCTCACCTGCCATCTTACAAGCAAGTCATTGAGTACCCTATTGACCAAAAGGAATCAAAGAAACTTCCGGGCATAAATAATGTGGTCAACGTGGGACTATGGACACCCGGCAAGAACCAAGCCGAGGGGATAGAGATTGCCCGTGCTAACCCTAACTTTAATTTTAATTTTGTGGGCAACCAAGCAGGCAACTTTAAAGATTATTGGGAGCCCTTAATGGCTGACCTACCAAGTAATGTCAAGGTGTGGGGAGAGAGGGATGACGTGGACGAGTTCTTAAAGCATGCTAACATATTTATGTTCAATAGTACATGGGAGTGCAACCCATTAGTTCTTAGAGAGGCTATATCTTATGGCTTACCAATTATCGCTCACAACTTACCCGTTTATCGCTCAAGATATGATAAATACATCCAACCGATTGATACAGACCTAAATACTATTACAGCTAATTATAATATACCTGAGTTAAGTTCAACCTATTATTTTGGAATTGAGTACATGGGCTTCTATAAGACCATCTTGCAGAATAAAAAAGAAGACCAAGATGTGCACATATATAAATACTTTATTGAGCAACCATTTCTAGAGATTAAGTCGCCTGTCAACTCTAAGTTTAAGGTGCAATACTTTGACGAGAATAATGTATGTCATTATGAGAATACTATTAACTCTAACTCATGGGTGAGACTAAATAGGGAGTACTATACTGACTGGACCATTAAAGTATTTGAGTATAATGAATTAGTCTACGAGTATAAGTTATCATTAGAAAACAGAAGAGTGTTCATCACCTTGGCTAGTAAGTCACTAGGCGACACCATCGCATGGGCACCATATGCACTTGCATTTCAAAAGAAACATAACTGCAAAGTAATACTCTCCACATTTTGGAACCATATACTTGACATCCCTGAGATAGAACTAGTCGAGCCTGGCATGGTGGTCAATAATATTTATGCTCAGTATAATATCGGGTGGCACTACGATGAGAATAAAGAACCTGTGCTACCTAATACGATAAAGCTACAAGAGGCGGCCACTAATATATTAGGCTTAGAGTTTGAAGAGCTTAGGCCAAACTTAAAGTTTAGAAAGCGTAAGAATAAGTATGGGCAGTATGTGACGATAGCTACTAACTCAACAGCAGGCTGTAAGTTTTGGACAAGAGATGGATGGCAAGAGGTTATAACTTACTTGCATAACAAAGGCTACAAGGTGGTGAATGTCAGTAAAGAAGATAACCCATTTGAGCATTGCCAGAAGATAGATGACATCGACATTGAGAATACTATGAGCGTTATCTACCATAGTCAGTTTTTTATCGGACTTAGCTCAGGAATTTCATGGTTAGCGTGGGCTATTGGTAAACCTGTGGTGATGATAAGTAACTTTACTACACGTGCACATGAGTTCAATTGTATACGTGTAGTTAACGAGAATGTATGCCACGGCTGTTGGAACGACCCTGCGTTAAAATTTGATAAAGGGGATTTCGATTGGTGCCCATTTAATAAAAATACTCCTCGACAATTTGAATGTCAAAGGAGTATCACAGCTGAGGATGTAATTAAAGTTCTACCTCTTCCTCTTCTTCAATAATAAAATTCACACCATTCACCCATCCATACAAGAATGTATATTGGTCAAGTTCAGATGGTGAGTTAATTTGAATTTGAGTGTAGTCAAAGTCAGACATGAACAATTCCATTAGTTCTTTGTCTCTCTTGTGTGCTCCTTCAGGTGTATATTTATATCCACCCTTTTCATCAACAATAAGATTCTTGTCATCATCTACACTAGCGTTAGATAATAAAATCCAATCTCTCTTGTCGTTGTAAGCATCAATATGTGGCTTTAATAAGTCACCTATCTTGACTAATTTCTTTTGACCTATGGTCTTGCCTTGTTCTATTGACTGGTTAATATAATGTACTAACCCTAACAGATCACGATACTTTTTCATTGTTTAGTTGATTTAAATGTTTAACAAACACAAAATTACTAAAAACATTTAAAACTCCTAATTAAATAGGAGCTTCTGTTGTTGTGCTAGTAGTTGTTGGCTCAGGAGGAGGAGGAGCCATTGTGGTTGTTGTGGTAGTCGTTGGTTCAGGAACCCATGGTAATGGCAAAACAATCACAGGAGGATTGATTTGATTATCAATATCCTGCTGTAGTCCTGCATCAATAGCCTCATAGTCGAGCCCATTTTCAAGCCAGCCACATACTTGCTCAAATGTCAAGTCTGGATAGGCTGTAAAGTCTGTCTCTGAAGGAGTTTGACATCCCATTGTTCCATAAACATGGGCTGTATATTTTTCTTCTGTTGATATTTCTTCTACTGCTGTTCTACCCCAGTGAACTGTGATAACCACATCCACAAGCCCATCGAGACTCGGAACTGTATCAAGCTGGTAAACTGACCAAAAATAATTAGTATTCATTTTTATATATGTTTATTGTTTATAATACTCCCATTTATATCCATTAGCTTTCTTGTATTCCCCATTGCAACATCTAGATATATTGCCTTGTGATAATCCAAGTTCCCTTTGAATTTCTCTTGCTGAATCCCATATTTTTATAAATTCACCTGACAATGTTTTTTGTGTTATCTTTTTTGATCTTTTGTCAACAAATTCTTTTGCAACTTTTTTACCAATTCTTGCTAACGACATTTTTAATTTTGTTTCCTCAGTATGTTTTATACCAGGAAGTCCTTTTCTTAAAGCATTAAATGCTTTTAACTTTTCGCTATTTCTTAATCCTTCATTTTTCTTTCTTATAAAATCAGGGTCATTTTGGAATGCTTTCATTCTTTGTGATAAAGATTCAATTTCTTTTTCACTTCTTACTCTATTTTTATTCCATTCGCTTATAGATTTAGATAACTTTTTTCTAGTTTCTTCTGTAGCTACATATCCTAAATTGCCTTCTCCTCCATCAGTCATATTACATAAAGGTCCATTCGATAAATTTATCCTTCCATATAATTTTATAAATTCAATTTCCTTTTCTTTAGCTTCATCATAGGTAATATCATCCATAAGTATTTCTACCCTATAATCAGTTTTAGCTACAATTCTTTTCCAATGTATATTTCTTTGGCTTTTTTTAGTCGCCCTAAAATAATAACGCTCATCCTTTCCTATCCCAATATAAAAAGGTTGATTTGTGTCTAATCTAATATGTCTATAAACGAATGCCATTAGTTTAAATTTAATTTATTTTAGAGCTGATATACGCTCCAAAAAAAGTTTGTCATATATTTATTGTTTATTGTTTAAGACCTTAAAATTTTATAGTTTAGGGTTCTAGCAAAACTTGCTCCAGACCCCAAAAGAACTTGTACATCCATTCCTGATAATCTCATTTGAACTAATGTTCCATTAGTAAGTGATTGAAATATACATATAGTAAATGCTGAAAAAACTGTTCCATAAGCATACCAAGTTGCAAACACATTTTCTCCTAAACCTATTGATATTGTATACATACCTTGGTCTGCTGCTAATGTATAAAATGTTGTCCAGGTATTTACTTGAATAAGTTGAGTTCCAGTTGCACTAAAGAAATTACTTGCAACTGTAGTTCCAGCAACTTGAAGTGCGTATCCAGGATTACTTGTTCCTATTCCTACATTACCACTTCCAGTGATTCTCATCCTTTCGTTTGGAGGAAATAATATACCATAGCTTGGTGTTTTAAATAATAAATCTATTGCTGATTCTCCATTAATAACTGCATCAATAGTTGCATAAGTATTAATTTGATTACTTGCAAACCCCCCAATTTTAAATATTAATCTAGTACCTGTAGCAACATTAGAAGTATTGCCACCATTTTGTAACATTAAAGCATCTGTAGTAGTTCCAGAAGATGTATTAGCTATATGTAATAACTTTTGAGGATCAGTAGTTCCAATACCTACATTACCAATGCTTGTAATTCGCATTTTTTCTGTAAGCGATGATGCAACTGAATTTGTTAAAAATGTTAGTGCAAAAGGCATTGAACTCCATGCTTCCCTAATAGCTTTTATACTTGCTCCAGTAATTGCAGTTTCTTGAGAAAATATTAAAGATTGAGCTTGACTAAAATCTCCAGTAGTTTGATTAGCATTTTGAATATTAATATCTCCATTTGCTACTTGAAGTTTTGAACTTGGACTCGTAGTCCCAATTCCCACAGACCCACTAGTAGTTGCAAAATACGCTGACGTACTTGTCCTAGCAATTCCTGTCACATCAAAAGCATATGAAGGCGAAGCGTTATTAATACCAATTCTACCATTGGTGATGTCGGCAGTAATGTAATCTGTCAGGAAGGATAAATTAGTATTTTTTGACATAATATATTATTTGTTTTCTATTAAAAAGCATTTAACTGCATGATACTTACAAATTTAATGAAAGCATTATTATTAGAGTTAATAGATATTTGTGATGCTGAAGACCTAGATATATTTAATCCTGTTCCTCCATTTGCATCTCTTCCTAAAAGTTCATTTGCATTATATGCTGTACCTCCTCCATTCATTGCTATCAACCAAACTCTTAATCCTGCTTCTGTATAACCATTTACTCCAATTACCCAAACCAAATAAATACGCATCTCAGAATTAAACGAACCAGAGTTTAATGCATTAGGAGGAGTGAAGGTAAAAGTGTTTCCATAATAATATTGCTGTACGTTATATGTAATTATTGCTGAGTTAGCAACTATGCTAGAACCACTTGTAGTCCCAGAAGCACTTACACTACTACCACTAATAGTACCACCACTACCTAGACTGCCACTAAAATAACCAGTACCATTTACTTGAAGCAAATTAGTTGGAGAACTAGTTCCTATACCCACATTCCCATTAGCTAATATTCGCATACGTTCAGTAAATCCATTAGTAGTAAATTTAATTACCCCACTTGGATTTGTCGCATTAATAGTTAATGAAGTATTTCCATCATAATTAAGCATTCCCGAATTAGTATCTAAACCTAAATATGCTGCTGTTCCTGTTCCCCTTGTTCCTATACTTGTAATATATGTTCCATTTGAAGCAGTAATATAAGTTTCTGCACTTGCTCCAGCATTATTATTTTTTATAAGAAAAGTTGTAGATGTATTTTGAGATTTATAAATATCTAAAATTGAACTTGGCGAAGTTGTTCCAATTCCTACGTTGCCGTTTGGTATTACAACACCAAACCCTGAATTTGTTGTTAACTGAATACCATTATCTGAATAAAGTTCTGCTCTATTTAATGCAGCTCCATTTTGTCTTAAAATTACTCTTGAGTTCCATATATTAACTGTTCCTGTTCCAGTTAAAACAACAGGAGTTCCTCCGTCAGCAGTTATATTTCCCGAAAACTTCCCTGCCCCTGTCACATCCAAAGCTACTGTTGGGCTAACATTATTTATCCCTAAACGACTATTTGCTAAATCAGCCGTTAGTATATTGGTTAAACTATATTGATTGGATATTTTTGTCATCTTATTATTTATTTTAAACGAGTTGCAGTCCAAGTAGTAGCGTATCCTGCACTATTGTTTGACCTTATTTGAACATTATCACCACTAAATTGTAATGATAAATTATTTCCACTTATTAAATCACATACCTTATCAGCTTCATTAAAGGCAATTAATAATCCATAAGTACCATCACCTGCACTTATGCTTGTATTAACTGAAACTAAATAAACTGAATTTGAAGCAGCAGTAAAGATAGTTTGATAAGTCCCATTTATAGTAATTGAGCCACTATGAGCAAAAATTGGATTACCTTTAGTATCTATATTTCCCCCACTTGTAATCCGCATACGTTCAGTAGTTGTAATATTACCATCTGCTGTAACTGAACTTGAACTATTTGAAAATGTTAATCCACCATTTGAATTATCTAAACCCATTTGTGCTGCATATCCTGTTGAAATAGTTTTATCTGTCCCAGTACTACTATTATAATAATTGTTAAGTTTAAAAGCCTGATTAACATCTACTGCTATATTACTTAATCCAATAGTTTGTCCACTTATAGTTAATACTCCATATGATTTAGGTGCAGTCGTTCCAATCCCTATGTTCCCAGTAGAGGTAATTCGCATACGTTCTGAACCATTGTTTTCAAAAATTAAATTAGAGGCATCTGAATATATAGTTGAATAAGTGGTTGCTCCTGTATTACTTTGAAATCTTAATGCAGAATAATTATCAGTAGACCTTCCCCATAAACTAATAGCAGTAGAAGAAGAAGGTGCTACAACAGTTAATCCTCCATTTGGCGAACCAGTACCAATCCCCACATTAGTTCCATTATCAAAAATAGAACTATTTCCAATCGTACCACTTGCTGTGAACTTAGGCACATAGTTAGCTGTCCCTGCACCACTTATACCATTAACACTTGCTGTGTAGTTAATGCTCTGCACTTGGTCTCCTACTGTAGAAGCTACTGTAAGAACAAATGTCGTTCCATTAGTAGCTGTAAACTCTGAAGAAGTTAACTTTGAACCATTAACAAATACATCTATAAGTCCTACTATGTAGCCATTAGTAACTGTGAACGTAGTCTGTGCTGCTGTTGCAGTAAAGTCTTGCACGTTTCTTGATGTTGGCAAAGCTGCAATGCTTGACGTATAGTTTAATATAGTCACAGCATCTCCTGCCAATAGCCCTATGCCTAACACTACTGTTGTGCCATTAGTGGCTGTGTAGTCTGTAGGCAAATATCTAACTCCATTGACATATACATCTATAAGACCAACTGTGTATCCACCTGTGAAGGTAAATGTCGTTTGCCCTGCTGTGGCTGTATAGTTTTGCTCAACTCTTGTTGATGTGCCTGCTAGTCCACTTGTACCTGAGGTACCTGACGATCCGCTTGCTCCACTCGTACCCTGAGCTCCTGACGTACCAGATGTACCTGATGTACCACTAGCACCGCTTGTACCTTGAGCACCTGACGTACCCGAAGTACCTGAACTACCACTTGCCCCACTTGTACCCTGAGCACCTGAAGTACCTGATGTACCACTAGTACCACTTGTCCCTGCTGAAGGAGCAATGGATGTAATTGCATATGAATAATAAGACACGCCCTCAGTATACCAATTGACAGTATGACTTGTGCTATCATTATTATTAACATATATCTTAACAATCATCCTATCAGTTGTCAGGATTGTTGTCGTTGGCAAAACTAAATCTGTAGTTGTCTCTACAGGAATTGATGCACTTACCCATCCAATCTCAGCAGTATTGGTTGCCAATATCGTACCATACCCTACGCCTGCTGAGTTAGCAAGCTCGATAGTTACATATACTTGTATGTGGTCGTTTGATGCCTGCTTTAAAAAATGATTATGGAATGTTTGTACACCAGCAGGAATAACCGCAAAGCCTAACGCAGGAGTTAAAAATGAACTAACTAATTTATTCTGCTGATTTGAACCTAACGCATTAGACACAGTCTGTTGAGCAGCACCCGATGGATTTATTGATAAAACCTTATATGGACTTACATCTGAACTTTGAGATTGATTAAAATAATAAATCTGACCTTTTGAGTTCCCATCTGCTCCACTAGTTCCACTAGTTCCAGTTGTACCTGACGTACCACTAGTTCCATTTGTACCCGAAGTTCCATCTATACCACTACTTCCACTTGTGCCATCTGATCCACTTGTACCGCTAGTTCCACTAGTACCTGTCGTACCTGATGTACCACTAGAGCCTGAGGTTCCTGTCGTACCTGATGTACCTGTCGTTCCTGAAGAACCACTTGTCCCTGTCGTACCCGAAGTACCACTCGTTCCACTTGTACCTGTAGTACCTGCTGTTCCGCTAGTCCCACTTGTACCATCTGTTCCTGTAGTTCCACTTGTTCCTGACGTTCCAGTTGTTCCACTTGTACCTGTCGTACCTGAGGTACCTGTGGTACCTGCTGTTCCGCTAGTCCCACTTGTACCATCTACCCCTGTCGTTCCGCTTGTGCCTGAAGTACCTGTCGTTCCACTA